CCATTCGGTGAAGCTGGCCAGCTTGGCGGTGACGCTGACGGTGACCGCCTCTTCCAGGGCCTCGTTTCGGCTGAAGTTGGTGATGGACCAGTCGCCGGCGGGGCCTTCGCTTCCGGCCGTCGCCTTGTCGCCGGTCAATACCGCCAAGGCAATCGTGGCCGCGGTCAGGAACGCCGTTTTGATCGCCTGAAACTGCGTATCACCAGGCTTCCAGATCATCTCGAATTCACAGGTGCATTCACGAAGGGTGGGAGCGGTTGCCCGCCAGCCACTGTTTGCGCGGGTGGTTACATCCGCCTCGCCCGCTTCGAGGTTCAACGTCACGTCCTTGACGTTGCCGTTTTCGGTCATGTCGGCCACTGCAACACCGGCGGCTCCCTGGTAGAGCTTGGCGTTCATGCCGAGTATAAATTCTGCCATCGCGTGTTCTCCTGTCTTTCCGGTTACTTGACGGAATCCTGCCACATCCCCCCCCGCTGGAGCAGCTTGGGTTCTTCCTGCTTAAAGGCTGGTCCCATGAAGGGGCGTGCCTGAATGCTGACGCGTTTCTTTCGCTTGCCGACTTCGACGGTAGTCGCACCCCCGTGCTCGAGTGTCTTCGGGGCATCGGTATTCTTGGCGTTGAGCGCCGCCGGCCCGATGACGACCGACCGCTTCGCCGTGTCGTAGCCGAAGAAGATGAACTTCTTGAGCAGCCCGGTTTGGCTGTATGGAGGACGGCCGGGCCGCGAACTTTTGCGCCGAAAGTCCGTCCGCTCCTTGCCACGCGATTTCCGGGTAAGATAGGGGGCCTTTTTGATGCTGCTGCGGGCAGCGGTCATCACGAATGCCCCGAACCTGCCGAGCACCTTCCGTGTGGCCGAATCGACCGCCGACACGACTTTGGCGCGGTCGAAGAACATGCTCTTAGCCTTGTTGAACTTAAGGCCGATCATGTCAGTCCGTCTGTCCCTCTTTCAGGTTGCGCAGCTTGTCTCTTGCCTCCGTGAAACAGTCGGTCTTGTGATAGTGCTTGACCTCTCCGTTCTCCACCACGGCGCTGACCTCGTTGGGGTCGGTGATTTCCTGATCGCACTTGTCGCAGATCACTTTGATCATCTCAGAAACCTTTTAGATGCATCGCCTGGAACACGGGGTGCAGGGCGATTCGGTACTGGGGGTTCATTTGCTGAAGTGATTCCAGGGCGCAGCGGCATTCGCATTTTCCGTCGACAGAGTTCCACCTGATCTTCTTGACGATCTCGGACTTAAACAGCACCGCCGCCATCTGGACGTGGTCTGCCAGAGGGTCCACCCGGATGGCCGCTCCCACAGTATTTGAGTCCTCGTCCATCATCTGCTTTAGACCAAGGGTGCAATGGGCAGGCAGCAGGACGTCGCTGTCGATGAAGAACAGGTACTCGGATTCAACCGCCTGGCAGAGCTTGTAGCGCACGTAAGGAATGTTCTTGTCCCGGCCGCCTAAGAGCCGCTGGACGGATTCGACGTGTATATCCACCTTGCCAAACCATCCGTTGTCGATAGCCGCCCGCAGCATCTCGACCGTACCATCCTTGCTGCCGTTGTCCATGATGAGGATCTTCGGCGTCACATCCTGCATGAGACACCTCTGCAGGACCGTCATGAGAGTAGCGGCGCTGTTGTACGTCGGGATGGCAAACGTGACATCGAGCATCAGTCTTTCCTTATGAAGATGAGTTCGTAATAGGGCGGCAGGTGGCCGGTTGATGTATCTGCTATAGAGCCAACCGGATGGTTATGGCACGACGGCGACACATAGACCGAACAGCCCATATCCACCATGATAGACCCGCCGGACGGTGAACTGGTGGAGCCGGTATGACAATGGCTGTGGGATGCCTGGCCGCCGGAGCCCCCTGAAGCGGCGGCTCCCCGCACAAAGCGGTTCCGCAGGTCGGGCGTTCCGTTTGCGCCGTCGCAGACGCTCCAGCCGGCGGGGACGTCCGCCAGGAGTCCGGACCACATGATGATCATGCCGGGTCTGAAGATGTCGCCACGATGCGGCACTACCAGCTCCCTCCGATCACGGTGATGGCATCGCCGACGGCGTCCTTGACCTGGATGTCCGCCAGATTGACGCTAATGAAGGTGTGCCACTCGCCGGGAACCAGCGGAACCTGGTTGCCGGTGTCTCCCAAGAGAATGACGTTGGCGGCGTTGGAGGGCAGCGCTGTCAACGTCACCGTCCCGATGACATTCTCGGTGGCCACCGGTTCGAATTGCGCGGTTAAGTCGATTCTGCGTGCGATGATATTGTTCATTTCATCAACCGATAGGTGATGGTTAACAGACTCAAAAACGTGCGGGTCTCGGCCAGGTGCTGCGGCGAATAAATAGGATCGTTCTGACAACCCACCCAGACGGCCTCCGGCTTGTCGGTCAGTTTGCGTTTAGCCAGCAAATCCGCAATCTCCTCGACAAGCGCCATCAGCGGCGGCAACTGGACGTCAATATCACCTGAGAGCTTCTTCTGGACACCCACATCCACCTGATAATCAGACTGCCGTGCAACGCGGCTGGCATTGGTTGATTCGATGGCCTTGGGAACCACTGTGACCTGCAGGTTTGTCAACTCCTTCAGTTCGAAGGAAGGCAACAGTCTGCGTTCGGCGGTAAACGGCATGCTGAAGGTCTGTTCGTTCAGTTCCGTTACTACCGCATCGGCCAAAAGGACACTCTCAGACATCACACGCCCCGTATCAGTTGAAAGACCAGACTGACGGCTCCGGTCACCGTCGATGCGGCAATGAGCCACAGGAGCCGGCTGCGAATCCCCTCGGCCCTCTCGAGGCGGTCGATGCGGACCTTGAGACCTGGCTCTCCGTTGCCTCGGATGGCCTCATCGAGCCGGTCGAGCTTGTCGTTGATCTGGCCAAACTCATCCTTGCACACCTGCTCGTATTGCTCGCTGTTGGGACACATTGCCTACTCCGTATTGATCTGCCGTGTGTGAATGCGAAACGTGCGGCCGTATGGGTCGCTGTATTGCCAGTGGCCGATGCCGCCAAGCGCCATCACCTCAAAGACCTCTGTCGCGGCGTTGCGCTCTATGCGAATCTGATCACCGGTCCGAGGTAATGCCGGACCACCTGAAAGAGTCAACTCGTCGGTGCCGATCAAAAAGTCCATCACCTCGGCCTTGACTCGCAGGCCGTACTCATCCTCGACCTCACAGCGGGTTCGGCCGAGGGTGGCGTTGACGGTGATCTGTTCTGCCCCCCGCGAATAGATAACCGGCTGGGCCATGAAGGCTTTCCGTTTGGCCTGCAGCCAGTCGGAACCCGCCTGCAGAAGGTCGGCCACTACTGGCTAAGCCTCACGCGAACGATTGCCTCCGCGTTGCCGGCGGCCCGGACGCACTTGCCGATATATTTGTTCGCACCGGCCTCACTGTCCGTTTTTGCCATGCCCTCGGCCGCATCCCAGTAGACTTCGAGGCCGAATCCTATGGTGCTGCTGCCATCGTCGGGCTTGGGGAAATCACATACGCCCTCGACCAGCAATGCGCCGAGTTGGTAGGCGGGGATGTCACTTTGGGCAACACCTACCAATTCGCCCTGGACGATCACATCCCCGGCCTTGACGTCCACTGCGGATATGTAATCGATGGATTTGCCTTCGTGAATAAATCGTGCTTGCATAGAATCTCTCCTGCTGATAAGATAGGTCTCCATTTTTAACGTTTTTTAAGGAGATCCTTATGACCAAACTTTTGACTGACCCAGGAAGATCCTCGTGATTTGAGGACGCCGTCCTGCCTGGGAGTTTGGCAGCCGTAGATAGCGGTTAAAAATGCTGTAGTTCAGGATAGCGGTAAGACGAATCTCCATGCTATCTACGGTTTTATGCCTCACCTTTCATCCGGACCGCCCCGCGGTGATCTTGTTCACGCACACCGAAATCGATGTACCCGCGGAACTGAATGCCCAGGGTGTTGAAGTCGGCGTCGGTCTTTTCCACGGTGGGACGATCCACGCCGTTGAGGAAGGCCACTTCGATTGCGCTCAACCGATTGGGATCGGCGAACAGGTACCATGCCTTCGTGCTGTAGCCGCCGACCAGGGCATTCGTCAAATATGCGCTGCTGACGACATCGAACTTGCCCGTGTGGGGATTGCTTCGGGGCCTGGCCTTGTTGGCCGTGGTTGTCTCGTTGAGTTCCGTCGACTTCATTAACTGCTGGGCAACCACCTTCAAGGCCACCGGGACCAGGAGGATGGCGGGTATAACCCCGACGGGCCGGCCGTTGGGCTTGGTCTGCTCGGAGAACAGTATCTCAGCCTTCGTCAGGCCGTCGATATCCAGAATGGTGTCTGCACCTTCCAGATAATTCTTGTTGGCGGCGCTGAAGAAGTTGTTCGGATTACTTAAGAGGAGTTCCCACACCGCGTCGGCAATCGCCTCGGCTGCGCCCATGCCGATCTGACGTGGGATGTCGGCGAATGCGCCCATGTCGTCGTTGATGATCATTTGACGGGTGAGGGCGAACATGATCCCGTGGGTGTCGGCCTTCTGGCCGAACTTCATCTCGTCGAGCTTTCCGTGCTTGAGTTCCCCGTCGGGCCCGACCTGCTGGAACTTGAAACTGCCGGTCATCCGGTAGCGGGTATGTTCTTTAAAATCGTTGACCGAGGCGATCTTGCAGATCCGCCGCCAGGCGTCCTCGATATAGTTGTAGCCTTCCAGGAGCATCTTGTTGGCGACATTGGAGAGGATGCCCGGCAGAGATGTGGTGCTAAACGCCGCAGCCAGCCATCCGGAGGCGTCCCGACGAAAACGCGGCAATTGCGCCCCACAGGCCAGTTCGCAGAATTCCTGGATACCCACACCGCGGAGCTTATCTGCTGCATCCAGGGTCTGCTCCTTGTACATCCCCTCCAAACGATTCTGGACGATGCCGGCGGCCATAAGCGCCACCGCCTCGAAGACCTCCGGCGTGTGGCTGTTGCGGACGACGTGGACCGCGGGGGCCTTCGGTCGGCATGCCCGCAGGACCTCCAGTTCGCAGCGCGTCGCATCCCATCCTTCCTCGATGGCCTTGGCCTCGATGTCGGCGTGCTTGCTGTCGCAGATGTTGCGGATTGCGTTGATTCGCCGGGTCTCGTCGACCACCTTCTTTCGCATTTCGACGACCGGATCGGACTCGACGGTGGCCCCGGCCTCGACCGAGCCATGTTCCTCTTCTGCGATCTGTGTGGGGGGGTCGGTCTCCGTTTGCTTGGCCGCCACTTTGGCAGAGGTGTTTGCGTCTGCGCCGTTATCCACGAAACTGATCTCCTTCAAAACAGATTTTCGAACTACGTACAAAGGACCGTCAAAGGTCCTGCCGTTGACATGCACTTGGCTGCCGTTGGGAACGAATTCGACTGCCTTGACGTCGGCACCAATACTGGCCTGCCAGGGAAACCCCCGCTGGCCGCTCTTGGCCACGTCGCGGGCCCAGCTGGTATCGCGACTGACGAGCCCTTCGGCGACGACCCGGCCGTTGTCGATGACCACGCGGCTGGTATGTCCCACGCCCTGACGCGGATGATGATCCAGGCGCACGGGGATGTTTTGACGTTCGATTGCCAGGCCTTCCAGATCCACCACGACCGGGTGGGCGAATCCTTCGATCCGCATGACGCCGCCGGTATAGGCCACCATCGAAAAGCTGGGTGTGGCCTTCTCATCCTGGGCGGCCTCAATCGTCAGGGGGCACTCAAAGCGAATACTTCCGGGCAGATCATTGGTCCTGGTCATCGTCGTTCTCCGTCTCTTCAATGTTTGCAGTCTGTGATTGGTCCAGCCCCAACTCGATCATGAGCTTCTGCTCTTTGGCCCGCTGCTGCAGTTCCGACTCCCAGTCCTTGCCCTGGCGGGCATATTCGGCAGCTAAGGTTGTGGTATTGGATTTAAGTCGGGTCGCCTGGGCATTGGCCTCTTTGGCCGGGTCGACGTGTTCGGAACCGTCGAAGAACCACTGGTGGGGCAGTTCGCTCAGAGTCCGCAGGGCCCCAAATTCCGTGGATAACATTGCCTCGTAGACCCACGCGGCTAATATCTTGTCGAGCACGGCTGCGGCCATGTCCGCCTGCTCGACGCGGATGCTTCGGTTATAGGTTTGGTGATCCAGACGACCGCTGGCATAATTGTAGCCCGAGGAGTTGCACGCGGCGATGTTGTAGGGCAGGTTCAGGCAGCGAGCGATCTCATTAAGTATCTCCCGCTTAAATTCGCTGTAACTCGTGGCGGGCTGCTCAGCCTTAATCTGGCCAAGCTTCCAACCGTCGGGCAGGACCGTCGCCATCCGTTTCTCCAGCTCGACGACGTCCATCGGCTCGACCGACGCCGCCTCGCCATTGGCCGGGGCATCTGTAAACAAGACCGCCGCAAAATCTGCCGCGGTTTCCGCCGCTCCCAGGACCGCTAACGTGTACCGCCGCAGTTGAGCAAACAACGCCAGCGCTGGGGTGATCTCCGAAATGCCCCGATGCTGGCCGGGCCGGTCCGCACGGAACCAATGTATGATCGAATCGGCGTCCAGGACATCGAAGTCGTTAACCGTCGCTCGCAGGTCACCCGGATGGTAACGCAGGACATAATAGCGTAGAGGATTGCCCCAGGCATCCAGTTCGATGCCATCGACGGCGCGATCATCCAGCAGCTTCAATTGCGGTGTCGTGACCCGGTCGGCCTCGACCAAATGGAGGTCCAGGGTTACGGGGCCGGCAAGCAGCGGATTGGCTGTCAGAATCCCGAACGCCTCGCCATCGGTTGCCTTGGCCATCCGCATCGTGCGAAGCTTGGCGGCCAGCGAAATATCCTTAGCCCAGGCCATAAACGCCGCCTCGACGGCGCTGTTCAATCCGCCGTCGTTTGTAAGAAGCTGAAGTCTCGGGCCTGTCCCCACGCAGTCGTTGGCTAATGTCAGCACGATGCCTTTGGCGTAGGAGTTGTTGGCCGTCTCGTAGCGACTTCGGTCGCGGAGTTTCTTGCGCACATCGCTCGAGGCCGCTGCATCGGCTGAGAGCCCATCGGCCATCGCCCAGTACCGGATATTCTCGCGAGTGGTCTGGGCTGCGTCGTAGCGGGCCCGCAGTTTTACCGGCATTACCGTCCGTGCAGTCTTGGCCTGTGACTTAAACGGCCACATCAGACTGCACCTCCCGGCGAGATCTTCAGAAGCTTGATGCCCAGCCCCTTCGTGGCCATCGCCTTCTTCGATTCCAGGTGCTTGTCGGCGGCGATCTGATCGGTGAGTCTGTGCTGCTCAATCGAGCCCGAATCACCGCTGGCCTTCTGTGGCCCGGCGGCGTTTTCTTGAATCGAGTTGTCGAGGGTGTTTGTCATGGGCGGGTATCGTCGTGCTGTTTGCCCACTACATCCGCATGAGCGACGGATTTGCCGCCTGGGAATCTGAAGTTTTTATTTCGCCCGCCGGGCCTGGAGTGTCGACAACTTCAGGCGCAGCCTCGGACCGCTTGCGGCGACATCCAGAGATCGCAGGCTCGCGCCCTGAATGCTGGCGGCGACAGCGCAGCCGACCAGGCAATCGAACCAGTGGTTGTCCGGGCAGGCAGCGCGGAGTTTCCACTCATCGACCGTGCGGTCGCGGGCCATCGTCTTGATGCGGTACTCGGCCGTGAGGTGATCGGCCAACAGTCGGTGGGACTTCGGGTCCCGCCCGAACAGTGAAAAACACCCCGGATCGCCCATTGCCACCGCCAGCCGGGCATGAACAAAGCTCTTCCAGTAGTTGGTATCAATGAGAGCGTGGCGGATCGCACGCTTGCCGGTGGTGTTGGGAATGCGCCAGTGCAGCCCAACCCGGTCGCCGCGTTTGCGCTTGTACTCGCTAAAGGGGATACTGGATGCCCCGACATATTTTCCGTGGCTGGGCAGCAGCACGCTGGCATGGGCGCTCTGACGACAGAACTGGTAGACGACATCGGTCGACTGGCCCCAGTTGGCGTCCACCAGGCAGCGGTCGATCCGCATCTCAGCGCCGTCTTCGCGCCGATAGGCGCGGGGCAGCACCTCGGAGGTCAACTCCTCGAGGCCGTTATAGATCGCGCCTTCCAACCCGGCCTTGGGTTTGGCCTGATGGAGCGTTCGTCGTATGTCGCGGAGTGTGAAGTAATCTCGCCGCTGATCGGGCCATGTGCCGTAGTCCAGGATATAGCCGGTGAAATCCTCCTCGAACCCGCACAGCATCCAAAACATCGCCTTTTGCTGCACGTCGATGAACATGGTCAGGTGATTGCAGCCAATCGGGAGCGCCCCCCGGGCATAGCCGTTGGTTTTGGCGGCGATTTCCTCGGCCGAGAGCATCTCTTCGCCCTCGGTTTCGACGACAGGCTCGTTCTGATACTCGGCAAAGAAGGCCGCCTCATCGCGGAGCTTCAAGTTCATGGCATGCTGGATAGCCGACAGTTCGTCGTCATTGTGGCGCTCGGGCCATGCGACTACAGAACCTCTATCCATCGCCTCGCGGTTCTGGCGATAGAACTCGGTTGCTTCCGATCCGTCGCCGCCGTTGCGCAGGGAATCGGCCCGGATGTCGGCATACTGGGCCCAGAGCTTTTCGTCGGTGGGGAAGGCGTAGACCATCTTGGTCCGCTCACCCTGCCATTCGGGGTGTTTATCGCGGTCCAGGATGTTGTCAGCCATGTCGCCGGGCCGAATGACCGTACAGGCCATCAGACCGGAGATCTTCTTGCCCGGTCCGGCCATGCCCAGGACGTCACCGGCCAGGATCGCCTCACGACGTTGCGATTGTGAAGGGCTCCAGGCTGATTCGGTCGTCTGCGGATCGTCGACCATCACCAGCTGCGGCCGAACCACCCGGCCGTCGGCGCGGGCGTAGTTCTGGCCTCGAATGTCCGAGCCCTTCATGCCAGAACACGAGATCACCAAGCCGGAGGCCTTGCTGCCCTCTATGGTGGGCAGCACGATCTTGTCGGCGGCCCATTCGATGCGTGTGGACTGGCCGTTACATTTCTGGCCCTTCTGGCGGTTGGTGATCCGCTCCAGGGCACGAACCGGAACAGTAACTTCCGGAAAGTCCTCGTGGAGCCGGTCATTCGTCTCCAGCCAGACCTTGATGGTTTCCAAGAGGTCTTTGGCGCGATCGGCGGATGCAGCAATCAGGCAAACAAACGGCGTCGCCCCGGTAAGCGCCGACCAGAGGCAGGCCATCTGCATCAAAACAGTTTTGCCGCTTCCGCGCGGCATCGCCAGCGCAAACAGTCCTCCCTTCAACACTGCCTGCTCGATCTTGTCAATCACCAGAAGGTGGTCTGCCGACCACGGCAGGTAGAAGACCTCCGGGAAGTACACCTCGCAGAAATACCGAAAGCTTGCGCATGCCTGTACCTTTCGCTCCGGATTCACGACCGGCGGAATTGGACCGATGTCCTGGCCGGACCTGGCAAGATCGGCGTTGCGCTTACGGGCCGATTCGCGGATATCGTCATAGGTACGAGGCACTCTGGCGGGCCTGGAATACTCCTGGGTCAGCCAGGCGGCGTACCGAAACAAATCCACCGTCCGGGCATCGCCGATGGTGTAGCCAGCGCGGTTGCGGTGACGGCGCAGCGTCCTTTCGGATATCACCTCGCCAAATCCCGCCGAGTTGAGCAGCCGCGTCAGATCCGTGGGCCGAAGTTTGGTCGGATTAACCGCTGCCACGCACGACCTCCCTGGCCAGCCAGGCGGTGTATTCCACGAGGCTGATGGTGCCGTCGGACCGGACGAGCCCGGCGTTTTGGGCGATTGCCAGCACCTGTTGATCGCTTACCTTCCGCCGGGAGGCCTCCGACAGGACCTTGGCTAATTGCTCCGGCGTCAGTGCCGTGATTTTCAGGGTGTTATCCGCCATATTCAGTCCAAATTGCTGCCAGTGTACCGATTCTTCTTACAATGGCTCCCGCCTACCTGCACATGGGCAAAAATCTGCAAATTACTGCAAAATAAGGGGTTAATTGCCTTGGCGTGGTCGCGGCATTGAGGTAACTGTGCATTGACGATACGCGAGATACAAATTGAAGACGGGAGACCAGACGATGGCAAAGAAACAAAGAAATCCCAAGACTTATGGGCAATTTCGGGAAGACGTCAAACGCTTTACCGCACAGATTGCCCGCTGGCAGGCCAAGTGTGACAAGGCTGCAAAGGCCTGCGATATTGACGCGGCCCGGCAGTACGAACAGGATGTCAAGGACCTCACGGACATCCTCAACAGCATCGAGCAGGGCGACTGGGCGCTGGCGCTTGATCTGGCTTGGCAAATCGACACGCTGGTCGCGGATCGTATCCCAGCCAGACTCTACAACTTCATCGCAAAAGAGAACGGTTACTGTTAAGCAAAGGAGATCGTTATGCGCGTTCTCGGAATAACCCTCGCAGGCCGAATGCCCACACGCAAAATGCCGCCTTCGCGGTTCGCCAACGTTACTCGCAAGGTCGGCAGTCCCTGGATCGAGGTCGAGCTGATCAGCCCAAGTGGAGACAGGACCTATCACGCCCGAGCCAATCGCGCCTCCGACGTCATTTCGATGGCAGAGCGCATTCAGGAATTCCTCGACGGCGGGAAGGGCACCAATTCGATGGTCCAGGATTACTACCGCATGTTGCAGCATCTGACCGATTGACTCTTTTTTTGAAGGGACGGGATCATGCACGTTATCGAAATCACGCTGGCAGGCAGAATACCGACGGGCGCTCTGGTGCCGGCAACATTCGCGCGATTGCATCGCATACCGGCCAGCGAACAGATCAAGGTGTCGCTGATCAGTCTGGCAAGCGAGAGGGTTCATTTCGTCGAGGCTGACTGCGCCGAGGACGTCGTCTCGATGGCCGAATGCCTCGCCGATTACCTCGGCGGCACGGTTGAAGAGTACATGAAGGCGCTGAACCTGCTGGTCAAGTATTCGGGAAATTTTTAATAACCTCCAAATGAAAGGGACAAACAATGAAGAAGTCAGAAGTCACCATCGGCGGCCAGTACAAGGCCAAGGTCACCGACAAGGTGGTCACCGTCGAGATCCTCGCCGAGAATCCCAACGGCGGCTGGGACGCCAAGAATCTGGCCACGGGCAAAACGGTCCGTATCAAATCGGCCCAGCGCCTCCGCGGGCCCGCCGCCACGGCCGCCACGTCGGCACGTGGTGCGAGATCGTCGGCCAGAACGGTCACGGCTGCCGCCAACGCCCAGTCGACCAACACGGCCAAACCTGGGCAAAACACGCTGCAGGTCAAAAAGGCCTCGATCCTCGACGGTGCCGTCCGGGTCCTTGCCGAGAAGAAGGAGCCGCTGGCGTGCAAGGAGATGGTCGAGACCATGGTCCAGAAAGCGTACTGGCAGCCGTCCAAGGGCGGCAAGACACCAGCCAATACGCTGTATGCGGCCATCCTTAAGGAGATCAATACCAAGGGCGCCGAGTCCAGATTTGAGAAGGTCGGCCGCGGCCAGTTTGCCCTCGCCAAGAAATCGTAAACGCAATCCCAATCCCTCGCTTTCCGCCAAACCTCGGCATGCTCTGCCGGGGTTTTTCTCAGTCCCACCAGTCCGCTTTCCAGCGAAATGGCCACACCGTTTGCTGGCCACCTTACATCGCAAAAAGAACCCATTCAGAGCCCGTCCTGGAGCGGGTTTTGCATGGCGGCAAATAGTCATAAATTCTTTCACATAAAGCATTTATGGCAATTTAAGCCCTTGGCTTCTGCGCGTTCATGTGGCTAAATGTGGTTATAAACGAAGGAGAAAAACCATGAACGCAAACGACATGACATTCGGAGTAGAGATCGAAACGGTAGCCCCGCAAAGCGCCGTTGAAAACGACGGCTTGCGGATCGGCGGATACCACCGCGGAACGCAGGTCCCGTACCTGCCCGCGGGATGGAAGGCCGAACGCGACGCATCGATTCGAGCGCCGCACGCCTACCATGCCTGCGAGATTGTTTCGCCGGTTCTTCGCGGTCGCGAGGGCCTGGCGCAGGTCGCCGAGGCTGTGCGGGTGCTGGAGGCCAAAGGGCATCGCGTCAACGTCAGCTGCGGGATTCACGTCCACGTCGGCTGGCAACGCGACTGGCCGGCAACGGCGCTGGCACGGCTGGTGACCATCGTCTCGTATTGCGAACGCGGCCTCTACGCGATCACCGGCACCAAGAGCCGCGAACGCGGGATGTATTGCGGCGGCGTCCGCAAGTACGGAAACGACAAGGATGCCAAACCTGCCCTGGACCGCAACCGCTACCACGCCTTGAACCTCACCAACCTCGCCAACGGCAGACGCGACGCGGTCGAATTCCGCGTGTTCTCCGGATCGCTCAATGTCACGAAGGTCATCGGCTGGATTCAGGTCTGCCTGGGTCTGGCCGAGCGGGCGATCAACGGCAAGCGGGCACCGAAGTGGAATCCCGGCGAACTCAAGGGCGGCTGGAAGAAAGCGGGGCAAGGCGCAAGCGAGGCCGAGCGGTTGATGGGCTATCTTGCCTGGGGCGCCGGATACGCCCGCATTCACGGCGGACGGCAATACGGATGGATCAGCGATGCGATCCCGCAGGAGCAGGTCAAACGCGAGTTCCGCCGCCTCGCAGCCAAATACGACGCCCAGATGTAAACGCGACACCCTTTTTTGAGAGGAGCAGCCATGTGTGGTATTTTCGGATTCATAACCAGCGACGGACGAGGCCCTGACATAGCACGTCTGCGGCGCTTGGCCTTGATCACGCAGACGCGAGGCGCACACGCCTTCGGCCTGGCGTGGCTCGATGAGGATGGGCGCATTCGGACGTTCAAACGGCCGGGACCTGCGAAGGCCCACCTGGACGAGTTGGACCGCTGCCGAAACGCGGTGGTCATGGTCGGCCATTGTCGCTACGCCACGCACGGCTCGCCGGAGGACAACCGCAACAACCATCCGCACGCCGCCGGCGCTGGGTTCCTCGTTCACAATGGGGTCGTCGGCAACTATCGGCAAGTCGTGCGGCGACATCGCCTCGACGTTCGCAGCGAATGCGACAGCGAGATCTTCGGCCTGCTCATGACGCGATGCGGAGGCTCTATTAGCCAGCGCCTGGCCTGGGCGGCTAGCCAGGCCCAAGGCGACTTTGCCGTGCTCGGCATGTGGCGTAGGCCGGCGCGTCTGCTGGTCGGTCGCCGCGGCAGGCCGTTGCACTTCGGCCAGGCACGGGAGGGATACTACTTTGCCAGTTTGCCGCAAGGCCTGCCCGGTCGGGTACAAGCAGTGGCCGACCGCACCGCGCGTGTGCTGACCTACACAGACGGCGGGCTGCATCTGCAGCGGGCCGCCATCCGCCTGCCTGCAGACGGCGCAGATAACAAGGGCGACGAGAAGCTGCGCTGGCTTGGCGATTGACAGTGCTCTCATCTCTCCGCCACCTCGGCCGCCAGGTCCTGTGCAATTTCTGATTCCGGCATTTCGCTGCCCAGCCGCTGGGCTTTCTTGCCCGTGAACTCCTCATACCGTTTCACGATCACATCGCAGTACAAGGGATCGATTTCCATCAAGTACGCATTGCGCCCGGTCTGCTCGCAGGCGATCACGGTCGAGCCGCTGCCGCCGAACAGGTCCAGCACGTTCTCTCCGGGTTTGGAGGAGAACTGAATTGCCCGCACCGCCAGCTCCACCGGCTTTTCCGTCAGGTGGACCATGCTCTGCGGATTGACCTTTTTAACGTGCCACAGGTCGGTCTCATTGTTCGGTCCGTAGTATCGATGGGCCTTGCCTTCCTTCCAGCCGTAGAAACACAATTCGTGCGCGCCCATGAAGTCCTTGCGGGTGAGCACGGGATGCTGTTTGTCCCAGATGATCGCCTGCGAAAAATACATCCCTGCCTGGGACAACGGCCGTGGGTAATTGGCGATATTGGCGTAACCACCCCAGACGTAGAACGAACCACCCGGCCGAAGAACACGGGATGCGTTGTCAAACCACGCCTGCAGCATGACCTCGAATTCCGCGTCGGAGATGAAGTCATTCTCCAGCGGTCGGTCCTTGGCACGCAGCTTCTTCGTGGTGGGCTTCGATGCCCCCGGATCGGACGCCAGACGCATCGCCGCATGGTGCATACCCTTCTTGTCGAGGGGCTTGCATTTTTTCTCGCCTTCCTGCTTCGGAAAGGAACTCAGGCCGGCGGCGATGGCGTTGTTGGAGCGGGGCTCGACCTTGACGTTATACGGCGGGTCCATGTTGACCAAGTCGATCCCTGCGCCGTCCAAGAGTGTGTCGAGGTCGGCCGGGCTGCTCGAATCGCCGCACATCAAGCGGTGGTTACCGAGTATCCAGATATCTCCTGGATGGGTAATGGCCTCGTCCGGCGGTTCGGGTACGGCATCCGGGTCGGTCAGACCCTGTTCGGCCTCGGTATTGAGCAGCTTGACCAGTTCCGATTCGTCGAAACCGAATGCCTCCATGTCGAATCCGGCCTCCGTCAACTGGGACAGCTCGATAGGCAGGATCTCGTAGTCCCAGGTCGCCAGGTCCGCGGTCTTGTTGTCGGCGATCCGATAGGCCCGGATCTGCTCCGGCGTCAGATCGGTGGCCACGTGGACGGGTACCTTCTTGAGGCCCAGCTGCTGGGCCGCCTTGTAGCGGGTGTGACCGCAGACGATGACGCCATCAGTGTCGACAACAATCGGCTGCCTGAATCCAAATTCCCGCAATGATGCCGCCACGGCGTCGACGGCCGGGTCATTGACGCGGGGGTTGTTCTCATAGGGCTTGATCGAATCGATGTCGCGAATCTCAACGGCAAAGGTTTTGTTCATAAGCGTCTCCAAAAAGGGGGTCAAAAAAAACCGGACAGCAGGAAGAAACTCTCTCTATGGACGCGACTGTTCCCGCCTCCATAATGTCTTTTATTTGCAGGGAAGTACCTAAACCCAGTTACCACATACCGCACGCGTAGACGCGCGCACGGATAAAAACAGAAGGTGAGAGAGAGTGATATGTGTTAATGTGGTAACTATATAAGTCATTGTTTTTCCCTTACTTACGGCGTTCAGTTACCGCATTGGGGCATGTGGTAACTGTGCGTTTTATGTGGTAACTGGCCGGTTTTGGCAGCCAACCGCTTAGTTACCACATGGCCGTGATGTGGTAACTACAGCAACCGATACCGACAACCGCAGGGTCCTCCTTTGGTCGTACTGCCCGCGTTGAAGTCAATAAGAAGGCGTGCATAGAGCGAGTCCCGGACCATCTCGATATCCTTTTCAGTCCAGCCGTTCAAACGCCGCGACAGTTCCCAGTGGGGCATCCACGCCCCCTTGCCCTTGAGCGCTTTCCACGAGCGCAACACCTGGATCATCTTCTTGCATCTCTTGTCGAACTCGTTCTCGTACACGTGCTGCGCTGCCAGGAACAGCATACGGCGGACCTGGTGATCGACGAATCTCACGGCCCAGTCGGCTCCCTGAGACGAGATGACGGGAGCTTTGTGGTTCTCACTGCAAGCGTACAGCAGTGCCAGTTTACGGGCGTTCTCATTGGCTCGACCCCAGATCGCCTTGGCGCACTCATCGTTGTCCGATTCGGCGCTGGCATATTCCGTGTCCGCCATGATGCGAAAATCATCCAGGATGTCTCTGGCCCTGCTGTCGATATCTATGACGAGCGGCTGTGGATGGAAACCGGCCAGATTATGCCGATGCTCGCCTGGACAGAATTCGGTCCACCATCTTGCCGTGGAGATAATGCGTTCCGGCATCTGGTCGGCCAGACCGGCATCCTTGCCCTTGCCGCGATAGCCGATGTCGACGACGATCATGCGGGCAAAGAATCCGTTGGTCAGCATCCGCTCGCTTAGAGACTCGTAGTAATGCTTGGGCGTAGCCGTCCCGAAGAGCGTCAAGTGCGGCTGATCGATGATTCCGCCGGATTGTTTGCCTGCCTTTCGACGCAGCGCGTAGACTGAGCCGCTGGAAGTATACATCGTCAGGAGCGTTCCCATGATGCTCTCAAACCGGGCGTCCTTTGCCTTGTTCAGGGCGGTTAGCATGCCGTCGATTTCGTCGTTTTGAAACAGCATCGACGGCGTCAGGTTCATGGCATCCTGGATACCTTCGCCGGAAGCGAACTTGTCGCCTATCGCATCGAGCGTTTGTGTTTCCATCATGATGTGCGCGTTTAGTTGGCGCGGCCAGTCCTTGCCGCTCGACGAACCGGCCAACGCCAGCAAGTACAGGTTGGTTCTCAAGTTGCCGGGATCGCGCACCTTCCGGCCGCACAAGAACGACTGCATGGCAAGTGCGCCGCAGAATGCCAGTCCCTGATTAGGATAGGGCGCGGATGCCAGACAGAAGTCCATCAATTCCGATATGAACCCTGGAACGCGAAGAAGATCGTCCGGCAAAGATCCTGGATCGGGCACACGGGTCTCACTGTCGGCAGCGTATACCTCCTCGGGTTGATCGATAAGGGCCGAGATGTCCACATCATCAGCGACGGCATCGTTCATCGGATCGCCATACCCGTCGCCTGACAGCGCTTGCGCAGCGCTGGCGTAATCGCCGCCATGTTCCAGTAGCGTATAGACTGCAAACGGCGAATAGGCCTTGTTGGGCTCAAACGGTGCGGCATTCGAACTGAAGGCGTAGAACACATTGTCAGTTGTCCGAAGCGTGGCAGACCAGCCTCGATCCTTCCCCGGTCGACGCCAGCGTTGATTCTCGTCGTATTCGGCCACGCAGATCCAGCCGTGGTTGCGCAGGATCGCCGCGACATCGCCACGCTGATTGAAATCGTCGCCCGGGCGCAGGGTGTCGCAGGACACACGGGTCGGCGGCTGGGTGTCGACAGCATCGGGCCAGTGCTCGTTGAGTGTCCACGCCGCCTGCAGCAAGATCTCCCGCTCGATCTCGGTCAGCACAGGCAGCTTGCCCAAATCACCCTGCATCAGCTCGTAACCCGCGGTCGGCGCGCACAGAAACAGCCCGCCTTCACCGCGGGTCTCGATAAGCGTATGGACCTTGCCGTCGTCCCTGCGCTGGGCCAGCTTCATATTGCCGCCGATGGCCGAATGGCAACGATAGCACACATGCCAGCCGCCCGACGGCGTTTGCTCGATCACCAGCTTGTCCAGCAGCCCGTCGGAATTGTCGGCGACCAGCGCATACCAGCGGTCAAACAGCTCACCGCCGTTGTCGAAATCGATCATCTCCAGGTTGCCGCTGACGGCGCCTGCAATGATACACAGGCCATCCTGGGGATTGCTGAACCACGCATCCAGCTCCACCGCAGTCGGCGGACGGCCCTGATACTGCTTCCAGCTCTTGATTGCCGGACGCTTTTCGATGCGCCTGGCCGGCAGCACGCATAGCCCTGATTCCAGATAGTTCCCTGCAACCTCCCGCAACTCACGCCCTCCGTCGGTTGTATCGTTCGCCTGCGCCGATGGGCATGATCTCGTGATACGGGATACCGTCGATGACGACACCGGCCGCGAGGATGGGACGCTTGAGCATGTGGCGACCGTAAGCGAACTGCCAGGCTGTCTGATCGATGCCGCAGCCGGTGTCCATCCCGAAAATCCGGGCGCTTGGGCCGCAGGACCATTTGACGCCTGCCACGGAGTGCGTGTGCCCAACCACGACCGACATGAGACGCGACCGGGCCGCATTAAACGCCGGATTGATGCCGTTGGCACCGACACCGTGGTAGTAATACACGTCATCGATGGTTACGCTGTAGGCCCAGTGCCAGTGGGGTGTCTCCCAGACGTCGCTGTAGTTCCGCAGGAATCGGGCCGGGATACTGACGCTCTCGGCCAGTCGCAGCGGCCGCTCGTCATGGTTGCCGATACACACATGGGCCTTCGGAAATGCCTTATACCACAGTTGCGCCCGGCGTTTGGCCAGTTCGTATTCGTCCTTCGGGCCCGGGCATTCGGGATGCTGGGCATGGAAGCTGATCGCGTGAAGATCGAACAGATCTCCGATCAGGACGACCGTATCGCAGTCCCACTGGTCGTGAAGGTCCTGGCAGAACCGCCGGTACATGGGATGGGCGACCGGCTCATGGACATCGCCGATGACAAGCACACGGGCCATCTACGGACGCTCCAACATCTGTGTTAGAACCGCCGGCTGTGTGTCCGGACTGTGTTTCCACATGTGGACCACAGCGATTCCATGAGCCTCTGCCTCTTTGATCTCGGCCCGTACGCCAGCGCTTTCTGCCGGATCGGAGCAGACCAGTACGGCATCACAGAGGCGGATAATACTGAAGCACTGGTTCAGAATGGCCCCACTGGTGATCAGTCCGTTCTGAAAGGCCTCCTGGAACAACGGCTCGTGCTCGTGAGGGCTGTAGAACTCCAGATGCGGAAACATCTTTCGAAGGGCGGTCGCATAGGCAACGCCTGTTCGGATATTCTGCCGCATCGTCTCCGGTGTGGCTGCATCGCCCTCGGGCCCGCGAACTGAGGCCGCGATGTAGAACCGCCGGGTTGGGGGACCAGCGCTGTCTGTGCGCTTCAATTCATCCCAGTTCGAAAACTCCCCCTCGGTGTAGGGCTCTGGCAAATCGTCCAGCGAATCGGGCAAATGGCCCTTGAGGATCTGGTCCTCTGTGTGGATACACCCGAAGATATTCCACGCCGCCTGGGCCAGGTGGTCTTCGTCCCGCATTCCGGCCAGATACTGCTGCAGGTGGCGAATGGCCGAGTCGATGAACCGGCCGAGCGGGATACCCTGTTCCCAGTTGCGTTCGCCCTTGCCCTGGGCCCCATCCTCGTACACGCGCGCCAGCCGGAACAAAGCGATTGGGCTGATCAGATCGAAGCGTCCCTTGCCATCCCGCTTGTCACGGACCGCCGTGCCGTGATAGGTGTCTCTTTGGCCTGAATCTTTCATCTGCTGTCCTCGGTCGTTTGCTTTCGGATGGCCTGGCACAACGATGCCACGGCCGCATTTCGTTCGATTTCCTCTATGCCATCACCATCAGGGCCGAAGGCATGTTCCAGGGCCTCACGGCCAAAGAAGTTCTTCAGCAGCCGCATGTCGTCGGGATCGTTGACATCGGCGGAGAATATAGGCTGTGGGTTTTCCAGCTGCGCCTTGATGCGCTCTTGGTGTTTCCTGCGTTCATGCGAACACTGGTTACATCCCGAGCCGCGGCACCAACTGCACCCGCCGAATGCGCCCTTGTACTGTGTGGTCATACTCATCCTTCACTCATCAAAACGGGATATCATCTTCGGCCGGTACATACTCGGGCAGGCTGCCGTCATCGCGCTCCGCACCCATCTCGACGCGAGGCGGTTTTTCACCCAGTTCGTAGCGGATGATGCGTTCGTATTTCTGGCCGCTGACGGTGCGAACGGTGATCTGCTTTGTTTCTGCAAGCGCCCCGGCATCGGCCAGATCGATGGCCTCGTTGACGGTATCAGGAACGGGCTCATTACTCCTGGCCTGCCACCATGCCTCGGCCTTGGCACGGGCGTAGCCAGTATGCTCAAAGCAGATCCATTCGGAGCAGGTGCTATACCAGCCGACCTTGTAGACCACCCGCATCGAGGGACGATCATCGGGCCCCGCATCGCGTTTGGTGTGGTAGTAGAAATCCACACCCCGGACCGTGTAATCTGTGTCCTCTACCTGCCCGGAGAGGATACCGGCGGTGCTGGCCGAACCCTCATGCTTGTTCTTCTCCGGCGGCGGGAAGGCATAGCCGCAGTCCGGGCAGGTCGCATAGGCGGCATGGATCACCGAATGACACTGGGGACATTCCTTGGCAGGGGCATCGCCGCTACCCGTCGAGGCTGCATCCTTAATCTGCAGACTGTCCACGGGGCCGTGGCGAACGATATTGCCGGCGAAATCCAGAACAAGGCAATCTTGCTTGGAGGGGTGCAACCTGAATCCACGACCACAAGACTGATAGAAAAGTCCCGGAGAATTCGTCGGCCTGAGCAAAACCACGCAGTCGATGTTCGGGGCATCGAAGCCTGTCGTAAGCACATTTACGTTGACCAAATACTTGAGCGATGACTTCATCCCACCGAACAGATCAGCTTTCACGGGCTCCCTCTTGAAGCGAGCCAGTAATGCGGCACGTTCTCCAGCCGGTGTATCGCCCGTGACCAGACCCACTTCCTGGCCCGTTCTCTCAGCCAGGCATCGCTGCACATGCTTAGCATGCTGGATGCCGGCGGCGAAGATGAGAACGCTGCGGCGATCCTGCGTCTGTTCGATGATCTCCTGGCAGGCCGACCGCACGAGGGACTCGTCGTCCATGAGTTTCTCAGCCTCAGCGGGGACGAATTCACCGCCGCGGATATGCAACTCGGAGGTGTCGGCCTTGCGTTTGCCCGCCTTGCTCTTCAACGGACACAGATACCCCTGTACGATCAACTCCTTGACGCCCACCTCAAAGCACACTTCGTTGAGCAGGTTATCGGGGCCACAGATCACACCTGAACTTAACCGAAACGGTGTGGCGGTCAGACCAATCAGACGCAGATGCGGATTGACGACCAGCGCATCCTGCAAGAAGCTGCGGTACATGCCCTCACCGGAGGGCTGTAGCATATGCGCTTCGTCGATTAGAATCAGATCGAACCTGCCCAACTCGCACGCTCGCCGATAGACGCTCTGAATGCCCGCGACCAGTATAGCGTGCTCAGTGTCCCGGCGATTCAGGCCTGCCGAATAGACACCGACATCCAGTCCATCCGAGATACGCGAAAGGGTATCGGCCGTCTGCTCGAGCAGTTCCTTCACATGCGCCAGTATGAGAACCCGTCCACTCCACAGCGTAACCGCGTCATGGCATATCGCTGCCATCACCGGCGTCTTGCCGCCTGCTGTGGGGATCACGACGCATGGGTTCCCATCGCGGTTCCGCAGGTAGTCATAGACGGCGTTTACCGCCTGCTGTTGATAGGGTCGCAATTCCAGCATGTCAGTAGGTAACGCAGGCGTTTAGAACGGCCGCCGCCAGCCAGTAGATGCCTCGTCGCCAGTCTCGGCCGACCAGATAGACAACGGCAGCGCAGACCTGCAGGCAGATCAGGATCGTGGGAAATAGTCGTCTCTGCATATCAATTCAGTTCCGGAATAAAACTGTCCAACTGGCCTCCGCAGATCGGGCAGTGCTGCAGGGGCAGGTCTGCGACATTTATCAGCAAGCGTCCTCGGGGCACCACCTCGCGGCGGCGCGTCACCAGCAGATCGATTTGACTGTCATCCTCGTAGATGCCTGCGTGTTGCAGTGCGTCGAGCACAGGCTTCTGAAGGTTATCCAAGTCGCGCCGGCGTCGATCAGGAGGGAAGGCGTCCATCGCCAGGGCAATGCGTCCGCCCGAAGGAGGCTTGCGGATTCCGC